TAAAGAAAAGAAAAAAACTAATGTTTAATTGTACTTTTTCTCTTGATACTAAAAGACAAAAGAAAGGTGGTAATGTTTTCTATGTACCAGAGATAGGAGTAAATGCAGATGCTAATTTACAATTATCAGAAGATGATATGGAAACATTAAAAGTTTTTCAAGAGTCTATAGATGTAGAGAATGCTTCAGTTGTTGATGCGTACAATAATGCAAAGACAAAGCAAACTAATCCATCTGATAAAATAGATGCAGAGATTGTTGAAGATGTAGAAGATGCACCAGAAAAAGTATTAGCTTCGTAATGAATACTATACTTTTAAAAGTACAGCAGTACTTAGATTCTGTATCTAAAAAACCAGCAGAGTTAAATAGTAAACTTGTTGATGAGTTTGGTGAGGCGTGTAAAAACGCCTTACTAAAACAATTTCATGAAGATAGAAGATCTAAGTTTGAATTAAGAATGTCAAATGTAGGTAGACCATTGTGTCAATTGCAGATGGAAGCAAAAGGTATTAAAGGTGAGGGACAACCTTACAATAATAAAATGAGAAATACTTTTGGAGATTTGATTGAAGCACTAGCTATATTTGTAATGAAATCAGCAGGAGTAAATGTTAAGAATGAGCAGAAAAAAGTTACATACAAGTTTAATGGAGACTCAATTGAGGGTAGACAAGATGTTGAAATCGAT